CATCCTTTACGAGCGCATACCATGCACCTGATTGCTTCAGCCTCTCCGAACGAGAGATAGCATCAAACCAACTCTCTTCGTCTTGAACTCCATAGAGACCATTACCCCACAAGATTTGAAACTGACAGTTTCTACCTGTTGAGCCGAAGCGAGACTTCTCCAACTTTACTCTTGCAGTGGAGCCGATTCTAAAGCCATTCTCGTCTGTGACAAACGATGCCTTAGCTTTAGGTCTTGTCAGCCAGATGCGAAGCGAGTAAGCATATTGCGCTGCCTTGCCACCTGGGGTGATATAAGGAGTTGTCATTGCCTCGGCAGGCGATCTCGTAATGTTGGTCTTCAACTGATTTAGAATAACCAATGAAGCGTCCTTGTTTGCAATAGGGACAGTCAACTTTGGTAGACCCTTTGATAAGATTCTTGGCTTTACTGCCATCGTTGACTGAGGATTGTAATCACTCTCAAGGTCTGAGATTGACGGAGTGAAAGCGAGGGAATCCCAGATAAATAACCACTGGTTGTCAATGCTCAATAAATCCTCAATAGTCTCCAAGACAAACTCTACAGACTCGGCTTGAATGTAAGTGAATCTCTCTAAGTCGCAGTTAGCTCTCTCCAAAAAAGAAGAATCTAGTGCTGACTCAGAATCAAAATAAACTACATCAATGCCCATCTTCTGTGCATTAGCAGCAATGCCCGCTGCCATGTAAGATTTACCTGAACCTTCCAAGCCTGCAATCTCAGTGATCTTGCCCACTGGGATTCCTGCCATCTTGCCTGTGCAAATGATAGAATCCAGCCAACGAGAACCTGTGGGAATCCACTGCTTTACATCAGTTGGATTATCGTCTTTCAACGAAAAAGCGACATCTCTGCCAGCCTTTTTGTTTATCAACTTTTGGATGTCTTCCATAGACATCTTTCCAGTTGTTTTCTTGTTCTTTGCCATTTGTTCTCCTAGAAATAAAGAAAAGGGGGTCTTGCGACCCCCCGAGGTTTAGCTGCCTAACAATTCCTTGAAGGCATCATCAACACTCGTGCTCGTGTTGGTTGTAGTGGTGGCGTTGTTACTTCCACCGTAGCGTGTCGTTTCAGCAGACAACTCTTCTGCATTGTCACCTGCCAAGTATTCGTCCAACATTCGCTGAACGTCCTCTGGGCTCTTTCGCTCGAAGAGGGTGTTGAAGTCTGGAATGCTATCCAACATTTCCTTGCAGGATTCATCCGTCAAGTCCTTACACATCGGAGATGTCTTTCGACTTGGCATCAACTTTGTCTGTGGGAATGAAGCTCCCGCAGGCTTTCCATAACTCAATAGAAGGTCTGTTCCTTCAGTTGGATCTGTGATGTCTCCGTACTCTGGATTGAGCACAAGGTTGAGCAACTGCTCATAAACCTGCTTACCGTAACCCCAAACCTTGACACCTTCCTCTTCTTGCCCTCGGACAATAACTGGCGAGAAGAATCGCTGGCGAGCCATTAAAGACTTTGCCATCTTAGTACTCTCCTCTGTGCCTTCGTTGAAAAGCTGTCGGATGAAACCGTCCAATGGATCGTCCTCACCGAAGTTCTTCTTTGGTGATAAGAATCCTGCATTCTTTCCCAAGTTGTAGTGGAAGAAGAATTCCTTAAAAGGGTCTCCGTCTGCTGTAGGAACAATTCGAATTGTTTGTTCTCCATCTTCTGGTCGCCAAAATTGAGACTTCTTTGAACCTCCACCTCGGTTTTGCACTGCGTTTAACTTCGCACGCATCTTGCCTAAATCAATACCCATAATCTTTTCTCCTTGTTTCTATGGTTATTTGTGGGTGAATTACCCTATAGTATGCCTGACCAATCTTTCAGGCATCTTGTTGAAAATTAATCTCGTTCTTTTCTGCTACGCCAACGATCGTGTTCCAGTTGAAAATCCTGAATCCATTCTTATCAATGTCCCAGACCACTTCGTGACCCTCTGCAAGAGTCTTCTGACTTTCTTTGTTCTTAATCTTATCATCTAAAAAGCTATTTGGTAAGTCATTTAACTTAATAAATTTCATTTCTCTATTTTCGCCATTAGTCTTGACGAAAGTTGCTCTATAACAGGTTACCATTAAAACTCCTTGTTGTTAAATCCGTAAAAGGATCTTTCTTCTCTATAATTCATTTCCTGAACTCTGTCTGCGAATTTTTGACCTTCTTCTGAAGGCTCACCTGGATTCAGTCTCTCGATCTCTTTTATTTCCCCCCATTCTTCCAGTTCTGGAAAATAAACAAGATGAGTTCCCGTGACTCTATCCTTTCTGACAAAATAGCCAGTCATTCCGTTAACATTTGTGCCAAAAAGATCATAATCTTGTTTCGCTATGACCGATTCTCCCTTTATAATGTCTGACATTTCATTCCTCTGGAAAAGTTTGAATTTTAGAAGACCACACCTCTACAAAAGCAAAATTTGATTCGTATTTTGTAGAGTGAATCTGATAAGACGCCCCTTCCAAATCATTCATCTTGTCTTTTACTTGCCTATTGACTTTCTTTAAAACCTTATAGTCCTCCTCCAATTGTTTTTCGTTTACAGCATAATAGTAACACCGATTATCATTATTGTCAATAGGAAAAAAAACTTTTTCTTCGCCAGAATCAAAATCAACTAAGCCGAGGGTGTAGATTCTGGTTTTATCTTCGTTTTCTATCTTATTGTCTAAAACTGGTTTAGTTCTCGATAAAACATTGACCATGTGATAGGTGTATCCGATAAGTTCGTTCATCTTATCATAATAATTTGAAGCTGTCAAGGATTCTTCGAGGATGTCTTCGACAAATGAATTGCTAACGAGACAGATTTTCCTAAAAACAGCAGACCTCGTGTACTCTTGCAAAATGTTGTAACAAATCCTATCTTTAAGATAGTCTGGTCTTCCCATAATCTCATGATCTGGCTTTATATACAAAACATCTATCTCAAATCTCTTTTTAAGAAACTTCAAGACCTGAAGAGACGCCCCTGAAACGTTACCTGAGCCTGCCATGATAAATAAGCATTCCTTACTATCGCTCATCTGGTCTACAAACTTGGACATCCTTATCTGTTTCTTGTCATATTCCTCATGGCTTTGTCTCTTAGTCAAGCCGAAAGTCCTTGAACCTCTTGATAAGCCCTGATCTATGTAATAGACGCTATATTGTGGATATTTTTCAAAATATTTGGCTATTTTACATCCAGCGTTTCCTAAGCCAACTACATTCATTTAATTTTCCTCATTTCTCCATAGCTTTTTCCCACAGAAACACCTACCTTGTAATTCCCCAAAGGAGTTTTTGAAAATTCATCTATAATTTGGGGTAAAAGCTGCTTATCTTCTTCAGATAAATCTAATAAAATGCTGTCATGAATTAAAAATCTAATTTCTGACCTTTTATCCTGCAACAATCTCCAAACATTATAAGCACTGTTCAAAAAAATGTCACTAGAAGTGCTCTGAATTAAATAATTCAGCGCCTTCTTTTCTTCAACTTCTATTTTTCTGCCCATTGGTGTCTGAACAAAGCCTTCTGAATAATATCTTTGAATTAAATCATCCCTAGAATAGAATTTTTCAGCATTACTGTCTTTTGAGTCTGGGTTATAGAGCCACGCAAAGAATCGCTCTTTTGCCTCATCTCTTGTAATTGAATTGTTGTAAACATTTTCAACATTCCATTTATGCAAATCTTCTTTTGGCTGAGCATTGCCAGACAGTCCCATGAGTGTCCTCAATTCTGCTGCGTTGTAATCTATTTCAACCAACCAGTCATTAGATGGCTTTACTATGTTACGAAACTTTTTATCTAAAGTCAAGATAGGGAAACTTTGTTTTGTAGTGGTCAATCTTCCCGTAACTGTTCCGAACACATCGTAAGAAACCCTTTGTGTGCTTTGAGAAACTCTTTTTCTAAAAGCTCTTACCCTCTCTTCCGCAAGAAATCTATTTAGTTCATTCAAATCTATAGAAAACTTCTGGTGCGAAATTGAAGATGTCATCCTCATAATCTTAGATAAAAAGTCGTGATTTTCTGGTTTTTCATAATTTTCAAAGACCCATGCGCAAATTTGGTTTTTTATAGAGAAAAATTCTAATAGGTGCCTTTTTGGAACTAAATCATAAAAACAGTGCTCATCTAACGAAACTTTTGCTGTAATAAAAGACTTGTAAAATGATTTCATTTTTCTATCAGTCTTTTCATAATCTTGCTTTAAATGTTCGGGACAAATGTCAGTAAGCCCCAAGCCATTGACATAAACTTTGGCAAACTCAATTCCTGGATTATCAATAGATGCAGAATAATTCCAAGTCCTGGAAAGGTCTTTCGGAAGGTTGTCGAAAAATAACTCACCTTTTGCATAAACGCCTACACATTCTTTTTTGTCATCGAGTGCCTGAAAAAGCATCTTTACTCTCTAGAATCTAAATTTTTGAATCGACTTATTTGACTTACCTAAGATTCTACCAAACTTATCTTGTCTTGTCAAGCCATTTTGAAGATACTTTTCCTGATTGTCCATAAAATAAGATTCTAAGCGATCGAGAGCCTGGTTTCGGTCTCTAAATTTATAAATCTTTGTCGCCTCTGAGACAACTTTGTCAAACTTATGCTGTGTCCAAGTTCTTTCAGTTTCTAAAGCCCTAAGATAAGCGAGTAATCTGATCCAGTGAGAATCTGAAAATCTTTTTTCTGCTTCTGATTTTGACAATGGTCTTCTCAAGAAAAATTCACTGCCGCAAGGTGTTTTCTTTTCATAGTCTGGGTTTTCTGTAGCGAATCTGTTATAGAAATTTATAAAAATACTCTTTACATTCTCAAGCTCAATTTGATTTGTTCTAACAAAGTAATTATCAAAAATAGCTTGAAGATTGTTTACTCCTTTCTTCTTCATCTGATCAACAATAAACGGAGACTTCAAATCACAGATAATTCTCCAAGGTGAATTTTTGTCAATTACAAATCCGAATCTCTCAGTAATAGCCCTATAGGTTTCAAAATTTGGATCTCGAATAAATTCTGAATATTTGACAAAATCATCTGAATGGTTTTTGTTGTCCAACTCTATCGACAGTCCAGACGTTACGGGACTTCCATGAAAATCTCTTACAAAAGACGTCCTAGTTATGGGCAAAGAGACATTTGTAAGTCTCTTACAGAACGAAAGTAAAGTCTTTTCAAAACTGTTATAATCTATTATTTTTTTATCGCTCTCTGTAGACAAAACTGTTTTGACAAAAGATTCGTAAAATGTTTCTAAGTATTTTTCATAGACAGAATCTTGATCCTTCCAAGACTTTGCAGGCTTCATGAACTCAAATGAAGATGGTAAAGCTAACTTTCCTTTACTTTTTAACTTTGAATGAAACCTGACCATTCTTTCAAAATTATCTGTAACAAAATCCAAAGCATTGTGAACCTGCTCTGATCTAATTTGCTTCATCTTTTTTGGATGTGGCATTACACAAAAGCCGTGAACGTCTACTCTGCCATAAAGAAACTTACTGCCTTTTCTCAAATCTATAGGATTGGCTGCAAAAAGTTCGCCCTCTGGATAAGAGACTTCGTAGATAAAACTTTCTAAATAAGAAAACAATGCTCTAAGGGAATTATTGCCCCTGGGGATTATCGAGGGGTTGTCTGGTAAATTATTTGGATTGTAAGCCACAAAATTTCTCCTAACAATCCTTCTCGAACTTAGAAGGATCTATTCTACATTTATCATTAAAAGTTCCAGTGCCATTTGAAACCCAAGAACATTCTAATTCCGTTTCAAACTTTCCAGACTCAATCTTATTTCTGACCTTTATAACTCTATAGTAACCGCCAATGCCTAAAGCATCTCCAACAGATCTTTTTATAGTGCTATTTGCCTGCTTCGTTACGTTTGCAGAACCAATTCCAAAAGAATCTGGATTGATGTAGATAAGCATTCCTGGTCTGAATAAGTTATTTCCAAACATCGTTACATCAGCATTATATCTTTCCGTTACTAAGGCTGAGCTAGATGTATTTCCATCAGACGCCATCCTTGCTTCTTTTTGAAACTTAACGTCTGTTTTTTTAAACTTTATTGACTTTACAAAGCCCAACTCTCTTCCAGCAGCGAGATGATAAATTCCCCTTTTCGCATCTTCTTTTTCTTGTCGTGACAACTTTCCTGTCGAATCTGGATGTTTTCCATAAATGTAGTAGTAGGTTATTAGATTTTTTGAATCAGGATTAGTGTTATAGTTTTTTACTGGAATTGTTGCTGCATTAAGCGGTCTTCCTGCCTTAGAATTTCGGGCACCTCCTAGTGGATCCGTTTTGCCATTCGATTCAAGCGTAAACAACTCCATTCCAAATTGTGGCTTGATCATGCCAGAGTCATTACATTTATCTGTGACACTCCTATCATAGTCACCGTCGCCTTCAAAACACCTTGGAGAATACATGTTCGCTATTAGATTCTCAAACATGTCCTTGATAAATCTTTTCAACGGGTAAGTCTTTCTGCCTTTTAGAATAATATTTTTAAGAACAAATTCTACATAAAGATCGAAAGAGACAAACAATTCTGAAATAGGAATTAATTTATAATTATTATATTGATTTCCAGATGGGGCTCCAGAATCTACTCTCACGGGAATGCTTCCTATAAGAAATTTAAGATCTTTGTAATCTTTGGGATTTACTCGCATAATGCTGAGTGCTTCATCTATTAGGTGACCAAATTTAAAATATCTAATTCTTACTCCCGAACCGTCGTTGACATCCATAGAAAGTGCGTTTTTATTGATGTCGAAAATACTAACGTCTCCTTTAAAATAACTCTTCGCTGTCTTATCGTCTGCGTTAGCAATTGATTGAAGTACTTCGTCCCTGTCGTTCTTCTCTGGAAGCTCCAAAGCCTTGTTGATTCGATCGACAATCATGTTGCTCTCTTCTTTAGTCAGGCTATTCTCATAAATTAGAGCACCGCTAGTGTCCATCCTGCCGTCTATAATTTCAGTTCCATAGAGATTATCAACGTGAACAGTTATGACTTTAACATAAAAGAGAAGATGCCGAGTAAGTTTTTGATAGGCTTCATCTAGTGTCACCAACCTTGGATAATCTCTTTCACGATCTTTTTTTGCAGATGCTGGATTTTTACACTTGCTGCTACTAACTTTTTTTGCCTTTGAACCTTTTGAGATTTCTGATCTAAGTTTGCCTACGTGCCCACTCTCCACGAATCCAAGAAAGATGTTAGAAGCATCACCATCTGCCATAACACGGTCTGATGCTGCCATGTAATCTATCGTAAGGGACACTCTACCGTCTTCTTTAAAGTCTAAATTGTGCTTTATCAATTCAAGAGTAAAAACTCTGTTAAATCTTTCTAATAGCTCTTTAACCTCTTTTCCTTGTTTTGTGTTAAAAATTTCATTACTGTCTGATGGGATGTGATAACCAACTGCTGCTTTTATTCTATAATATTTATCATTGAAAGCACCTGTCTTCAATTTTTTTTGCGGTTTACAAATAAGATCCGCAAAGGTAAAGCCACCACGATCTTGAAAAATGTCTGACATAGCACTGAAAGATAATTTCATTTGACATTCAATCAAACTATCCACTTCAGCAGGATTTTTTCCATTGTAATCAAATGTAAAAGAACTTAATCCTACACCAAAGCCTCTTCCTTGTCGATCTCGAAACATCTGTGCCGATTCTTCAAAATATTCTGGAAAGATGAGTTCTTTTTCTGACTTTGTTACATTTTTCTCATCCACCTCTACTTTGTAGAGTTTTAATTTTGGAACAAGAGTTGAAATCATTGCCGTGTTCAACGAATTATTTAGAGGTCTCTTTTCACAGGCAGAAGCTAGCTTGGCAATAACCTTATCTGGTGGACCTTCGACTGCTCTGAAGTTTTTCCAAGTAAATGTCTTTGGAATGCCTGTCGAAGCGCCACCATTAGCTGCTCCATAGACAGCTTCAAAGTTTCTATTTAAGAAGCATTGAGCGTCTATTCTTTTTTCACCTATTGACTGCTCATCAAACGCATCTTTTTGCTCATCTGTGTTTTCTTCACTCATTAACTCCACCTTCTGTAACTATTCTATAAGCCCTGTCAAACGGCAAAGGAATAAACACTTCATCGCCCAACTTTAAGTCTGACTCAGTTGGCTTTTGATTAAAAGTAGCAATAATCCACCAAAAAGAAGGATCTCCGTAATATTGAACAGAGAGTTTATAAAATCTGTCGCCCACTTTCCAGACGTGCCTTACAGTTTCGAGTTCTTCAAAGTCTTCTTCGGAGGGGTGAAAGACAGTTGGTGTAGCATATTGCATAATAACTTTTCTGCCTCTAGCTTCCATTAGTTCTTTATAAACATCTTCTCTATTTTCTGTTATCGTTCTTCTTGTGTATCTGTTTCCCACTTTATCTACTCCTCATGGCTATGGATTTGTTATCTTTTTTCCCTTGGCTTTTTGAACTGCCTTCTTAGGAGTCTTCTCAGTGGTTGTCTTATCTGCACCACTATTTGCCGTAGTGCCCTGCACCGCCTTTGGAACCCTAAACGGAAACTGGGATGGACCTCTAAATTTTCCTGTAGTGTCTGAACCAAGACTATGAGTGTGGATCACTTCCATTTTTAAATCTAACTTAACTAACTTTGGACTCATCGAGTCGCCAGAAGCTGAAATAAAAAATCCATTCTCAACCTCTGGCTTGAAATCGAAACCCTGTATAGTAACAACAAGACCCTGACCAGTTTTTGTGTTTTGAATAAGATTCATAAACTTAACCTTAAAGATGGGAGGCGCTCTCATCGCCTGAGTTCCAGCACCTCCATAGACAGGGTAAAGCGACCTTGCCAAAGCAGCCAACTTTTTTAGATTTGATTCTGCCTCATCAGCACTACCTGCGGGTAAATCAAAGGCTACGCTTATTTCCCTAGTAGTTTGCTTGAAAGTTTTAATTGGGTCCATTCTACCATAAATCTCTTCAGATTCAAACTTAGTAGAAAAAGAATCTGAAAAGCTAGTCAGAAAAGCCTTAAAGTGAATAATGTCTCCTGTCGCAAGAGATTGAATTTCTATTCTTTGTCCACGTTGAGCTTGACCAGAAGTTGCACCTGAGTCACCACTGTCGCTAAAATCTGTATAACTTGCCATAATAAAGCCCTCTTGTTAATAATTAGGAGCCCATAAGATTTAACTTCATTTTACCATCAAGGGCATTAGTAACTGCTCTAGCAAACTCACGATCATCCAATTGAAGAACAACTTCTTTTTCATTTTTACCTGCGGCTTCTGAGCCTGGAGAAGGAATAAAGTTGCCGAGAGCGCTAGTAAAAGCGTCTACGGCTCCCAAAATTTTCATTTGTGCTTGAACTTGAACATATCTTTCTGCCTGATCTACAACACCTGAAATGTTGTCTACGTTCTCAGTTGTCACATTTTGAACAACCTCCATTGCTGTTACGAAACCACCGCCTTCGAAATTATTAAGAGCACTAATCGCTTCAAGAATCTTATCTGAAGCTCCTGAAACCGACTCGTAAACTAGCTGCATAGAGAACGCAATGCCGCCGAAGACAGCGTTAAGAGCGATGCCAAATAATATTGTAGAGTCGGCAAGATAGGTAAGCGCTGCCATAAGACCAAGAATTAACAAAACCGTTGTTGGAACCGAAATAAGCGCCACTGCTAGCATGACAGCTAATGCCGCCGCAAACTGATAGATGCCAACGGCAGCGATAACTAAAGATACTCCTAAAAATTGAAAAGCTATAGACAAAAGATAAACAAACCCAATAACTTCAGGCATCAATGCTATGTTTTCGATTATTAGCTCTAACATCTTAGCAAAAGCAAAAACAAGCAAAGCTAAGCCTGCGGCTGCAACTCCGATTCCGAGACCGATCATAATAAAAACAAGACCTAGTTTCAAGCCAGCAACGCCGAGGGATGCAACACCTGGGGCTGCACCAGCAGCGGCTGCGCCAAAAGCTGCAAGTCCACCTCCTGCGGCTGGAGCAGTAGCACCAAGTGCCGCTGTAACCCCTTGAGAAGCTGCCATCACCACATTTGTAGCTGCCATTGCCATCCGAATGCCTTTAATTGCAAAATAAATTCCAATTAGAGGAATTAAGAGTCCTTCACTTAGATCATTTAAATATAGTAATCCTTCCGCAAGAAATGTTATTAACTTCACCAATGGAGCAACTGCAACTGCCATTTGCATCATAATTAATTGCAGTTTCTTCATCATAGGGACAGCTTGAGCTTTCATCTCATTCAGTCTTTCTTGACTAATTTTTTCCTCTTCTAGTTCTGCTGCGGTCTTCTGACTCGATTCTGAGAACAAGTTGTTTGCTTCCGCCATGTTAGTTATGCCCGCTGCGTTAGCAATTGCCATTCTCTCAAACTTATTCATCGAATCAAATGATTTACCAGAAGCTGCCACTGTTCTTTTAAGAATCTCGATTCTTTCAGCATCAGTAGCCATCATAAGTTCTGTGGAATCAACGAGATTGCCGCCTAGAATTGAGTTCAACTTTCCTGCTGCCTCGGCTGCACCCTCAAAGGTGTCAAATTGTTTTGTTATGCCCAATAGTGAGTTCATCTCGATGCCTAGTCTTCGAGACTGAACCGCTAAGTCTTCAAAGATCTGCTCGGCTTTAGTACCATAAGCTGCCAACTGAGGCATGGCTGCTTGAAAATCTGCTGCCATCTTTGCTGGAGCAACGCCGATGCCAATTGCAAAAGCTGCCTGATCATCTAGAGACTGCCTTGCTTGTGATGCTGACATTCCAAGGAGACGCATAGATGTGTCCATCTGTTTTGCAGACATATCTGAAGAAATCCCGAGAGTCTCTAAAGATGCCACTGTTTTCGTCATTTCGTCCTGAGCGGCTCTATTCATTGATCGAAAGCCTGTCAGTGAAGAATCCAAGGCTTGAACTGCGGCGGCAGCTTCTTGATAGCCAACACCCATGTTTGCAGCGCCTCGGGCTGAATCGGCAACTAAATCAAGATATTGTCTACCTGTTCCAGTAGCTGCTGCAAGCGACGCAACTGCGGCTTCTGTTTCTTTGACTGCTAGAATTGTTGACTGAACTAAGGTGTCTATAGCCAACCCTGCTATGTTCTTAGCCGAAAACGCCTTTTTCATCGTTTCGCCTAAGTCTTTAAAGTTGACTCCAGTCTCAAGAACTGACTCTAAAACGCCGCCACGCCAAGAGTTTGCAAAGCCTTCAATCTTTTTGTTAAGGCGATTAGCAATCTCTTCTTGCTTCTTCATCGCCTCATTCTGTTTTTCTATTACCTTAAGTTCTTTTTCTCTTGAGGCTTTTAGCTCGGCTGATGCTTTTAATGCTTCCCTATATTGTTCCCTAGAGACAAGTCCGAGTTCAAAGAGGATTTTCATCTGAGCCTCTTTGGATTCAGCGATCTTTTCCTCTATTGCTATCTGCTTCTCACGAGTAACTGCAACTTCACGCTCGATCTCTAAGGTGCGTTGGCGGGATTGTTCTTTTGCGAGAATTTCCTCTGGGGTCAGTTCTTCCATCTACTCAGTCTTATCCCTTGAATGGGTATTTGATACCCGTTGTTCTTTCAAATTTGGCGATTGCCTTTCTTAACTTAAACTTATCTTTGTAGACTCTAGGATCATTCAAGCCATGCTTAGAGACAGCCTTCATGTATTTTTTCTCTCGACCGATGGTTTTTGCGAATGAAGAAATTTCTTCCTTTGTCCCTTTGACTTTTACTGGAATAGAGCCACCTCCAAACATCTTAGAGAGGATTGTTTGAATTGCTCCACCAAATAACTGGAGCCAAATTTCATTTACCAAACCCTTCTTGCCTGCGCTTAAATCAATTTCAATTGGTGTAATGTCTTTGTCTTGATGCATTGTTATTCTCCAGATAAATAAATTTAACTAAAATAAATAGTTGTCTAATTCAAATAAGCGATAAATGAAGTAAAGGTAAATTGGAATGAAAATTGCCCAGAAAACCCATAAGGCGTTTATCGTTTTTTTTACTTTTTGCTTGCTATTATGATATCTACTGTCTTTGGCTTGAATAGTTTTTTTAAGTTGATTCAGCTTCTTTTTGGATTGTGCTCTTTTATTCATTTTTTTGCTCATTTTTCATCCCTCTTCAAACTTACAACATAATTATACGGCAAAAAAAAAGACCAAGCGGCGAAACCTGATCTTTTTTTTATTACTTTTTTCTAGAGGCTTTTTTTACAGCATCGTTCTCTTTTTTCAATTGTTCGGAAAGTCTTTTAACAAACCATGCTCTAAGTCCTATAGGAAGGTTGTAAGCCTCCATGAAGCTCCAACCTCCAAAATATTTAAGGAAGAAGAAAGCCTCATAGACACCCTCCATGTATTCAGGACTTAGCCCAAAAGAAATCCGCAGTGAGCGGAACCTCCAATTCAGAAGTGGTCCCACACTCATTGCAATCTAAATGACCTTTCATTTCTACGTTTGGAATCGCCGTGGCATAAGCAGTCCTAATAGTTCTAGACTGTTTGCCAGTAAAGTGCTGAATTGCCTTATTTATGGTTGTCGCATCTGTGTGACCAGAAATAGAAACAATAAGCGCTCGCAACTGATCTTGAATTGGAGTTTCCTCTAGACCAGCTTTTTTTCTATTTTTAGAAGAATTTACAAGGTTCTTCTCATCAGCACCCATTAAAGCTCGAAACTCGACGAGCCATCCGTTATCTAGTTCAACCGTGTAAGTTCCACTATCTGTTCTTGTAACGCCCTCTACTGGCTCTGTGCCAGTAATCTCAACAACTTCATTTAAATCAAAAGTGTGCTTCTGAGGTGTAGCACAAGCTGGGCAATTAACTTTAGTTGTATATTCTGCTCCGTAGCCATCAATTCTTGCTTGAATTAAGATTGCATTCTTATCTCCAACAAAAAGTTCTGATGGTTTCACCTTTGAATCAACAAGCAGTCTTTCCAAAAACTTATCCAAAGCGAGTCCTTTTTGAAGTAAAGACCTGTTTGACAAAATCTCTTCTTCTGCTGTTGTCATCTGTCGGATCTCAATTGTTTCTTTATTGTGAAGAGGGTGGTCTTCTCCATAGAACTGCCCTTGAGATGGAAGTGTGACAATAGTTGTTGGTCTTGTAAAGTCTAGTGGAGCTAGACCACTCTGCCCCGTTGTTGAGGCAGGAGAATCAGACCTGACCTTAGTGCCAAGTCTGTCTTCGTTGTTACGCATAAACACCTTCTTTCATTATTATGGTAAGTCTATTATAAAATAGATTTGCTGGTTTGTAAAGGATAAAATTAAGGCTTGAAAAGTCCTGAGCCACCGAATGTTGTGTCGCAAGTTGCGTAGTCATAACGAACCTCAACTTCAATCTCAACCATGTCATCAGTGGTGTAATCCAAGTCACCAAACTTCACGTCCTTAATCCAAGCATTTTTCAATGTCCAAGTCTCAACTGGACTTCCGTCAGAATTCAATTGCTCAATCTTAATCTCACCCAAAGCAGATGTAGAATCTTTCTTGTTCATAGTTTTGGTGTCTGTCTCTTTGTCTGCTGGCTTATAACCAGATGCAACAACCTTCTTGATCAAAGCTGCTGAAACGTCTGGGTTAATAGGATCAACAAGTGTAAATGAGATCGTGTTCCATGTAACTCTACCTGGGTAATAGTAGGTGTGGTTAATAAACTGATGTTCTGATTCACTCACTGTGAATGAAGGCTTTGAAACCTTCTTGATTGTGTAAGCCTGGATTCCATCAACATCAAGAATCCATCTATATGCTCGCTTCGGCTCACCACCTGATGCGTCTGACCAAAATGCCATAATTTTGTTCTCCTTAAAAAAGTAATCTTGTAAATAACTAGGCTGGAGTTTTATTATCCAGCCTAGTTTTTATTTTATTAATCCTCGAATGAAGCGCCCGTGTTTGTAATTACAAAGTCGATTGCGATAAATTCGATTGCACGAGCAGGCTTCAAGAAAATCTTTGCATAAACAATGTTTCTATCAATTAGCTCTGGTGTCGTTGTCGTTTCGTCAAGAACAATCTTATAATCAGAAAGACCAAATCTAGACTTAACTGATGCTAAGAAAGGCTCTGCACGAGACAAGAATCTGTTCCAAGTAGATCTTAGGTTCTGGTCGAACAAAGTTGTTGCAGCCATTCTAGAAATTTCTTTCTTAACGTGAACCATTAATCTTCTAACATTAATTCTATCAAGCGCTGAAGGTGTAACCTGAAGTGTCTTCTGACCAAAGATTACGATTCCTTCTGCTGGGAACTGAGCGATTGGATTAATGTTTGCTTCATAGAGTTTATCTCTATCCTTAGAAGTAAGTCTAAGTCTAGTTTGAACTACTGGGATACCTCCTGCTCCGTTTGAAAGACCACCTCTTGTGAAACCAGCAGGAGCGAACCAAAGCTCTGAACTAGCTGCTGATGAAGCCATCGTTCCAAGTGCTACCACTGAAGGAGGCATCCAAACAAGTCTTGAGCTAATCGGATCCTTGCACTGAACCCAAGGAAAGAACGCACAACCGTAACTAGAGTTCAAGGTTCTCGATCTAAGCTGCGAAACAGCGGTGGTGACTTGTGGGAGACGATTCTGCTCTGTTGTCTTATTCCAGCCTGCTGGAACGTAATCGCCTGGGAGATCAATAACTGCAAGTGCGTCGCCCCTGTTTTCGCAAACTTCAATTAATTTATTTGTTAAACCTTCGTTAGCTACGCCAGGAATCGCCATAAGATTGCATTCTACAACCTCTGGATCTGAAACAATGTCAATTGCTTTTGAAATAGAATTAAAGGCATAGTTGCTTGCAGAAGAAGTTCCACTGCGGTCATCGCAAAACGGCTCGATTTCAGTAATGTCAAGACCATCGGTGCCACCTAAAAGTGGCATCGTAAACTTGCTATAACCCGCTGCTAAAACTTCTTGAAAGCTCGGGTCCACAGCGTCAGCAACTCCGTTTACAGTGGTTCTACTATTGAATGCAGTTC